CGGGAAAGGAGCAACTGCGCAAGTCGACCAAGGCACGTGAGGAGGTGCGGCCGCTGCTGCTCCCGGACGAGACGCTTGCAGCGGTGCGCATCGAGCTCGCGCGCCAGCAGCCGCGCACCGCCAAGGACTCCGGCTGGAACCCTGACGGCCTGCTGTTCCCTTCGCGCCTCGGCCGGCCGCGCAATCCCGACGCCGTGGGCCGCGACGTGGCGCGCCTGCTCGCCGCATGTGCCATCACAGGCTGCGACCTGCACAGCCTGCGGCACACGCACTCGACGATCATGCGCGAGTCGGGCATCGACCCGCTCACGATCCGCGACCGCCAGGGGCACGCCGACATGCGCACCACCGAGGGCTACATCCATGCCAGCGTCGAGGTGCAGCGCGAGGCCGCTGAGGCACTGCAGAGAGCGGTTTCGCAGTGAACCGGCTACATATCCTGCTACATCGCTTTTTGAGGCTAGTGCAAGCGTGCAGCGTGAAAAACGCCGTAAGCAGGGGAAAGAAGTGGCGCGCACGGCAGGACTCGAACCTGCGGCCTTCGGTTCCGTAGACCGACGACGTTACGTCACTGACAGCCTCAACGCAGGCTCACGGGCAAGCATCCGAACCTGACGAGTCGCCGAGCCTGTCTACATCGCTTGTGAAGTGAACCGGCTACATCGGTGCTACATCGGCGCCGGGCGTCCCTCCTCCAACAGCGCGGCCTGCTAGCGTCGTGGTCATGGTAGGCTCGTCCAGTGACCATGACGACGAATCAGCGCCGCCGCCTGCTCGGCGCTATCTGCGAGGGCATCTCTACCGAGTCCGCCGCCGCGGACGCCGGCGTGACGCTCGACGAGGTCGTGGCCTGCTATGACGCTGACCCTGCCTTCCGCACGGCACTGGACAACGCCTCGACGGCACGCGACGCCTTCCGTATGCACATGGAGCGGCTGCAGGAGTAGGCGAGTCTAAGTGGTCAAGATCCACGCACCGACCGCGCCGCAGCTTCTGGTCGTCAAGCGCCGCCGCTCCGTCCCTCTTGCCCGTCGTCGCACCTGCCTCTGGCCCGGATGCAACGCCAACCTCGCGACCGACCACGACCTGCCCGTCTGCGGCTGCCACCGCGATGCGCGCATTCCTCACCATCGCAATGACCGCCTCGTGCTGCATTTGCTGTTCGCGGCATTCCCCGCCGCCATCGACCTCTGCGGCGTCCTGCGCTGCACATCGCACGAGCTGGAGCCGACGCTGAAGCGACTCCGGCGCCGCGGTCACGTCGTCGCCGGGGCACGGCGCGGCTACGTCTACGAGATGGCGGATTCGCAATGGCGATAGACAGCAGGGAGAGGGGGCGCATGGTGAGGGTATGAGCGAACGTCGTTCCTATGCATGGGACTTCAAGGCTGAGGTGCTCGCCGTCTACGAGGTGGATGGGCCGGCGGCAGCGGCGCGCCTCTACGGGGTCCATCGTGACTCCGTGCAGAGATGGGCGAGGGTTGCTGGTCTTTCTACCAGGAGCGAAACGAAAAAAGCCACCGAGGCCGCGCTCAGTTCACTTCACGCCAGGCGTCTCCGTATCCGCGACAAGCTCGCCGAGCGGGCTGAGGAGATGCTCGACCGGATGGCTGAGGCTATGACGGTCTATGTCGGCAGCGGAGCGCAGCCGATGCCGGTCGAGGTCGACCGCCCGTCTGCGTCGGTCTGCAAAGACCTTGCGACCACCGCCGCCATCCTCATCGACAAGCTGCGCCTCGAGAGCGGTGAGGCGACCGGACATGACCGCCTTGACCTCAACGTCACCGATGAGGAACGCGAAGAGGCGGAGAGGATACTGCGTGAGCGCATCGTTGCAGAGGCAGAACGGATCACCAGCAACGCCGGTAGCTGACGTAGAGATCCCAGAGCTGAGCCCGCTTGAGGTTCGCGTCCTGCTCTCCGGCAACTGGCGCGCGCCTGCAACGCCGCCGCTCGCCGAGTTCGTCGCTCACTCCCTCATCGTCGAGAAGGAGACCGGCAAGCTTATCCGCTTCGAACTCTGGGACGCGCAGGAGGCGGCGCTCGAGCACATCGCGGCGAATGACAAGTCCATCACCGTCAAGGGCCGCCAGATCGGCTGGACGTGGCTGGAGCTGGCCGCCATGCTCCACGCCGGCACCTTCCACGGGCACCGCCTCTTCCCGATAGCACGGCAGTCGCTCGAGTACGCGCAGGACGCGATCATGCGCCTGCTCATCCTCGCCGGCTACGATCCCAACACCTTCCCCCCGCGGCGTCTGCCCGAGTCGCCGATGCCGCAGGACTGGCAGCCGGAGATCGTCGCCAAGACGACGATGTCGCTGACCTTCGCCAACGGCTCCCACTTCCGCGCTCTCACGGCGACGCAGCAGATCGGCCGCGGCCTCGCCGCCTACTGGGGACTCGCCGATGAGGTCGCGTTCTGGCCGTGGCCGTCGCAGCAGGTCGCCGCCATGGAGTCGGGCTGCGCTCGCCTGCACATGGGTAGCACCGGCAACGGCGAGGGCGACTACTTCCACGGCGCATGGGACCTCGCCGTCGCGGGCAAGGGCGAGTATGCGCCGCTGTTCATTCCCTCGGACGCCGACCCGCGCCGCGACAAGGACTGGTATCGGCGGAACGTCGATGAGTCCGCCGATCCCGACCTCGCCCGCCGCGAGCACGCGCTCACCCCTGGCGACGCCTTCCGTTCGCCGGAAGGCATCTACTTCAAGCGCTTCGTCCGCGCCCGCAACACCGGGCCGGTGGACGCCGTCACGAGCTGGCCCACGGTGCGCTGCGTCGACTTCGGCTACCGACACCCGGCCGCCCTGTGGATGCAGACGGCGCCGAGCGGGCAGCTGTTCATCGTCGCCGAATGCCTGCCTACCGACGTGACCACGCCCGAGTTCGCCGACGCCATCCTCGCCACCGATGCGCGCCTCGGGCTCGCCGGGCGCATCGGCGTCACATGGTGCGACCCTGCCGGCAAGGCCGCCAACATGCAGACGGCGCAGTCCGAGTTCGAGGTATTCGAGGCCATGGGACTCGCACCGCAAGGTCGCGCCTCCGGCCTGCGCGACGGCTGCGTGCGCATGATGGACGTGCTCGCCGACCCGGAGCTGCCGCTCGTCGTCTCCGACGCCTGCCCAGGACTCATCGCCGCGCTCTCGCAGGTGAAGCCGCACCGCTCGCGGCCGGAACTCTACGATCACGATCACGAGGTCTATTCGCATCCGCTCGACGCATTGCGCTACGGACTCGTGAACCTCGACGCCAGCACAACCGTCGACCTCTCGACCAACCTCCGCGGCGCCCGGCTCGGGGGATTCTAGCCTCGCACAATGGCGATAGACTGACGCGCCACGTCCCTCAGACTCAGTGGCGTGAGTCGACTTCGTGACGCTCTTGGCGCGCTCGGACTGGCCGAGAGGCCAGCCGCGCCGACCGCCGAAATCGGCTCAAGCAGCGTCTCTTACGCCACCGTCAAGGGCGGCGCCGCGGCGCTCATTGACCCTGAGTACCGCTACGAGCTGCGCGGCGTTCAGGGTAATCGCACCTACCAGCGCATGCGCTGGAGCGACCCGCACATCTGGGGACTGCGTGAGGCACAGAACCTGCCCATGCTGCAAGCCCGGCCCGCCATCGAGCCGTTCGATTCAGACGATCCCGACGCCGTCGCCAAGGCCGAGCTAGTCGAGCGCCTGCTGCTCACCGAGTACCCATGGCGCAGCTTCCTGCGCGACTCCTTCCTCGACTTCGATTACGGATTCGCGGCCTTCGAGATCGTCTGGCGTCTCGAGGACGGCGAGACCCGATTCCGCCTTGCCCTGCGTCCGACTTCGTCCATCGCGGTGCAGGACATCCACGTCCGCGCCGGCGTCATCGACCACGTCGTGCAGCGTCCCGCATCCGGCGGCGAGCGGACCATCCCCGGCGAGAAGCTCGTCTGGTTCGCCTACGCCAAAGAAGGTGACCAGTTCTCCGGCCGGCCGATCCTGCGCGCCATGTACAAGCCGTGGGTCATCAAGGAGGAGCTTGAGGTCGAGTTGCCGATCGCCATCCGCAAGCTCGGCGGCGTCCCCGACATGACCTACACCGGTACGCTCACGGCCGACGAACGCGCCAAGCTCGAGGCGGCCGGCCAGCTGTTCGGCCTCGCACCCGACGCTTACCTGCTGCACTCCGACAAGGTGCAGGCGCAGGTGCTCACCGGTACATCTACCGTCAAGGACATCCTCGAAGCCATCGCCCAGCGCAACACCGAGCTGACGAGCGTCTGCCAAGCGCAGGTGTTCGACCTCGGCACCAGCAACGCCGGTAGCCGCGCCCTCGGCACGACGCTCTCCGACCTGTTCACCAACTCGATCACCGCCGACGCGCGCCGCCGTGAGGACGTGCTCAACTCGCCGGGCGGCATCATCCACCAGACCGTCGCCTACAACTTCCCCACCGATGACAAGCTGCCGCGCCTCGTGTTCGGCAACGTGCAGCAGGTCGACCTACGCACCTTCGCCGCCGCGCTCCTGGCCTACTCGCAGGCAGCCCTCCCGCCCGAGCTGGATGAATGGGCGCGCCGCGAGATGAACATGCCCGAGGGCGCCGTCACGCAGGTGCAGGTCCCCACAGAGTCAGAGCCGCCCGCTGCAGCCGCCGCAAAGCCGACTGAGCCGGGCGAAGACGAAGCGGGCGGCTCTGGACCACAGTCCGGGGCTCGGGCGAGCGAGGCAACCACCGAGAACGGCAGAGTCAATCAGGCGCACCGCACATTGACGGCCCACGACCACGGCCTACGCCTCGCCGAGCCTCGCGCCCCCCGCGGCGTCGAGTGCTTCGTCGCCCTCGCCGAGATCGCCGGACGCTTCGATGACGCCAAGACGGCCGTGCGCGACGCGACCGAGGCGACCCGCGAGAAGCTGGTCGCTGAGCTGATACGCCGCGCCGAGGCCGCGCAGGCGTCGGGTACGCTCGCCAAGTTCTCCGCCGCAGCTCCGCCGATGGTCGACAAGCTGACCGCCGAGACGCTCGAGGTCATGCGCGATCTCTACGCCGCCGGCCGTGCCCAGGTCGCTGACGAGATGCGGCGCCAGAGGCAGGGCGAGCCGGTTGCCGAAGAGGTCGCCGGTGCCCGCTCAGAAGGCCACAGCGTGACCGCCGCCGAGCCGCCGCGCAAGAAGGCGCGCAAGCTTGATGCCGTGGACGCGATGCGCGACCAGGCCGAAGCGGTGGCGCGCTCCATCGCGCAGGCGACGCAGGCCGGCGCCGCGCTCGCCGCGACCCGCGTCGGCACCGGCGTGCCGCTCGACATCGCGTCGTTCACCGAGGCAGTGAGCCGCGCTTCAACCGACGCCGCCCTGCGCTTCGGCGCCGCGGTCACCGACATGATGAGTATGGGACGCAGCGACGAGATGCGTGACCAGGACGCGGAGATCGCCGACTACGTCTACAGCGCCATCCTCGACGGCAACGCCTGTGAGAACTGCGAGCCCATGGACGGCGAGGTCACGACCGACGCCGACCTCGCCGCGACGTGGGCGCCCAATCCGAACTGCCTCGGCGGCGACCGCTGCAGGTGTTTGGTGATAGCGGAGCTCAAGCAGGAGGCGACGCCCAAGGGCATCGCCGCAGCCGAGTCAGCTTATGCGAAGGCCGTCCTGTTGCGGCTCGCAGAGGCGACGACAGCGCTCGCTTGCCGCGAGACTGCAGCCCCCGTCGTCAACGTGGCTCCGCCAGAGCCTGCGGTCGTGACCGTCAACGTGGCTCCGCCGGACCCGCCGGTCGTCAATGTGGCGCCCGCCGAACCGGCAAACGTGACCGTCAACGTCCCCGAGCAGAAACCGCGTCGTGTTATCCGCGCGACCGAGTTCATCACCGACGAGGCGGGACGGATCACCGGAAAGCGCGAGACGGAGGTCGAAGAGTAGTGCCGCATCGTCGCTCAGTTGCTACTGCCAATGCCGCCGACATCTTCGAGGATGTCGACGGCCAGACAGCCTATTCAGGTTCTGGCGTCAACCGAAGGGACCGTCTTGCCTAGCCTGCCGGTCAGGGGTTTCGGCGAGGACGGCTTGCTGGTCACAGGCGGCGTCGGGGCTGCAGCCTCGTCGGACGTCGCAACCATCACTGGGATCAGCGCACAGGTTGGGCTCATCGGGTCGCAACAGGCTATCGGGACCATCCACGTCGCCACTGTGGTGTTCGTCGGCCGGCCCATCGTCAACCGGCCCATCGTCGTTCGGCAAATCATCACGGGACGCGGCTCGCAGCGTGGCCTCCTTGGATCGCAGGACGGTGCCGTGACGCTGGATGGCAGCTACATGGCCGCTGTGCTCGGCCTAGATACCGACCTTTACGTTGCCCTCAGGGAGGCCGCATGAACATCCAACCCCTTTACCGCCTCCGGCTCGCCGACGTCATCGAAGCCGGGTCCGTCAGCCCGATGATGGTCTTTCCAATCGGCGAATGGCACAGCGCGAAGTATCCCGACCTGCCGCTGACGGAGGACCTCGCGAACGAACTGATCGCCAACTTTGAGAGCGGCATCCTCGGCACCGAGCCCGTGGTCGACTCATCGGGCCGTCACGACACCGCCGCGCCGGCCGCGGGCTGGGTGAAGCGCGTCTACCTTGCCAGCTACGAGGAGGGTGACGTCACCGGACTCGCGCTCTGGGCCGACGTGAAGTGGACGAAGCTCGGCGCCGAGCTGCTCACGTCGGAGCAGTACAAGTACGGCAGCGTCGAGATCGGCTCAGTCGTGATGAACGACTCCGGTGAGACGGTCGACAACGTGCTGCGCTCGCTGACGCTCACGAACACCCCCGTGCTCCGGCTCATGCCCGACGTGCAGAACGCTGGCGACAAGCAGCGCGTCGTGGCGACGCTGTCGCTTTCGGAGGTCACATTCAGCGCATCCCAAGAAGACGACGGCGACCCCGCCGTGCCCGCAAGTGGCAGTTCGGACGACCATTCGCACCAGGCGAAGGACGACGAAGGCCGCAACGCGACGCTCGCCGAGGGCGACGCCGCAACGAAAGGAAGTGAACCCATGAAGAGTGTAGCACTCAAGCTCAACCTGGCCGAAGACGCCAGCGAGGAGACCATCCTCGCCGAGGTGACGAAGCTGGCCGAGCACGACGCCGCCGAGACGGCGCGCGCCGACGCGGCAGAGGCCACGCTGGCCGAGACCGCCAAGCAGGCGGCCGTCGACGCCTTCGCGATCAAGCTCGATGAGAAGATCGCCGGCGGCTTCATCGCCAGCGGCGAGCGCGAGACGTTCGTCGACCTGGCCACAAAGCAGTCAGTCGAGCTGGCCGAGACGCTGATCGCAGCCCGCACCGCCAAGCTGATCGACCTCGACGAGCGCGGCAGCGACGAGGCGCAGCCTGAGTACGCGGACGCGACCGTCGAGCTGGCCGAGAAGGCCAAGGCCCTCGTCGACGCCGGCAAGGCGGCCGACATCGTCACCGCCCAGGACATGGTCCTGGCCGAGTTCCCGGATCTCAAGGTCCGTCTGTTCACGACCTCAGAAGAGAGGTGATCCCATGAGTCAGGCCACCAACGCCAACAGCATCGTCAAGACGTTCACCGCTGGCGGCGTCATCCACCCCGGTCACGTCGTCGTCGTGTCGGGTTCGACCGTCATCGAGTCCACCGGCGCCAACACCGGCAACGGCATCTACGTCGGTGCCGAGAACTGCGCATCTGGAGACCACGTCCCCGTCTGCATCGCCGGCCCCTGCCGCGCGTGGTGCGACGCCGCCGCGGCCATCGCTCTGTTCGCGAACCTCGCGAGCGACGCCAGCGGGCATTGCGTCATCGATACGACGGACAAGCACAAGCTCATCGGCCAGGCCCTCGAGCCGCTCGCCAGCGGTATCGGCTTCGTCGAGATCAACGTCAACGTCGGCTGGCTCGCCGCCTGATAGGAGGGAGACAAGATGACCATCGTCAACGGCCATATCAACGCCGCCCTCTCGCAGTTCGCAGCGGGCACCGCCACCAACGCGCAGTCGCGCATGATCGCTCAGATCGTGGCGCCGACCATCACGGTCGACAAGCAGAGCGACTCCTACTACATCTTCGACGCCGCCGACATGCGGCTCGACTCGCCGCAGTACGCCGCGGGCGCCAACGTGGCGCGCGTCGTGCGTGGCGAGAGCGAGGGCACCTACAGCGCCAAGGAGTTCGCGCTGGAAGAGGCCATCCCGTGGGGCAAGCTCGCGAACGCCGACGCCGGACTGCGCATCGAGCGCCGCGCCGCCGCCGGACTCGTGAACAAGCTCATGCTGCGTCGCGAGAAGGCCGTCGCCGACGTGCTCTTCGCGACTGGCACGTTCACCAACACCGCTGCGCTCGCCGCGGCCGACCGCTGGGACGTCGACACGTCGAACCCGGTGAAGAAGGTCTCAGACGTGCGCGAGATCATCCGCCTCGCCTCCGGACTCGACCCCAACGCCGTCGTCATGGGCGCTGCCGTCTGGGCCGGTCTGCGGAACCACCCGGACATCACGAGTCGCGTCGCCGGGCTCGTCGCCGGTACGCCGGCCACCGAGGCACAGGCGGCCGCCGCTCTCGGCGTGGACAACGTCTACGTCGGCACGGCCGTCTACAACAGCGCCGTCGAGGGCGCCACGGCCAGCAACGCCAACGTCTGGGGCAAGTTCGCCTCCGTCTGCTACATCGACCCGGCTGCCGGGCGCGACGTCGACGGGGCGGTCGTTCCCATGCAGCAGTTCGTCTGGGACGGCGTCGCTGCCCCGTTCAGCACGTTCACCTACGAGTCGAACGAAAGCCGCAGCCACGTCGTGCAGTGCTATGACGCGGTCGACGCCAAGGCGATCAGCGTGAACAGCGCCTACCTGCTGAGCACGGTCGTCAGCTAGGACAACCCATGAGCCGGGGGCGGGCAGCGTCCCGCCCCCGGCGCCGAACCGAAAGGACGGCTCATGGCCTTCCAGAAGCACATGAAGGGCATCATCGCAAGGCTCGGCCTCGGCACCGGCATGGCCGCCAACGGCTACGGCGCCTTCAACGCCGTGCGTTACACCGACGTGTGGTCGAACCCGCCCGTGGTGCCGACCTCCGAGGGCGCGACCTGCAACCTGGTCACGACCGTCGCGGCGCCCGACGGCGCCGCCGGCGCCGACCTCACCATCGTCGCGGGTGCCGAGGCGCTCCTGCGCGTGACGCCGCGCAACCTCACCATCTGGGCGAGCGCAGCGCAGACCGAGAAAGTCACCGTCACCGGCACCGACCAGTTCGGCACCGCGCAGACCGAAGACATCACCTTCAACGGCAACGCGGCCGTGCATGGCACCAAGGTCTGGGGAGCCATCAGCAAGATTCACTGCGAGCAGCGCAGCGGCGCCGCAAATATCGGCATCGGCTTCGGGTCAATCTTCGGCACCAGCCGCAAGCTGCTCGGCCTCGGGCTCGACGGCGCCGTCTTCGCGACCGCAAGCGGCCCTGCGGCCTCCGTCCAAGAGACAACGCGGCCCGTCAAGACGACCACGGCGTCGGTCGAGGGAGCGACCTTCAGCAGCGCCATCGCCGCCACCAACACCTACGTCCTGTCCTACCTCTCGTCTGAGGCGCGGTGACCCCGTGAGCCCCTACATCGTGAGGCGCGGCGAAGTCCACAGCGGCGCGATGCACTACAGATGCGGCGAGTTCGTGCCCGGCGCCAAGGGAGAACTCGGCGACATGGAAGCGGTCGGCGCTGTCGAGTGGGTCGACTCCCCACCGCGTGAGCCCGCGCCCAAGCCGCAGGCCAAGAAGCCGGCCGCGAAACGTAAGGCGGTCAAGTGATGGCTCACTACCCTCGCGTCGAGACCCTGCTCTCATCGGCTACGCGCACGACGGCGGTCGCGAACAGCGGCGGCACGGGCGTCGACAGTGCCCGCGCCAGGCGCATCGCCGTCGTGCTTGACGTGACAGCCATGGCCGGGGCCGCTGGCGACGTACTCGACGTGTTCGTGGACGCACTCGCACCCGACGGGGTGACGTGGCTGAACGCCGCGCACTTCACACAGATCGCCGGCAACGGCGCCGCCGCCAAGCACTTCGCGGTGCTCGATTCGGCGAGCGTCGCAGCTACCACGTTCGCGGTCTCCACCGACTGTGCAGCCGGCGTCACCAAGCCCTACGTGTTCGGGCAGCAGATCCGCGCCCGGTACACGCTCGTCGACGCCGGTGGGCATGGACAGTCGGCTACGTTCAGCGTGAGCGCGTTCCTGCAATGACTATCACGGAGGTGACGCCATGACGGACTACTGCAGCGTCACCGACGCCTGCATCCTGCTGCCCGGCGGGCCGACGCTGCGTGATGCAGTCGCCGGCTCGACCGGGCCGCCGGCCGTGGCCGCGGTCACTGCGACGAAGCCGTCGTTCGCGCAGGCGGCCGTCATCCTCGCGTCCGTCATCGCCGAGATCGACATGCACCTGCGCGGCCGCGGCTACGCGCTGCCGGTGACCGACGCCGAGGCGCTTGCCTCTCTCGGAACCATCTGCATGAGCGGCACGGCGGCGCGCATCGGGAAAGCGATGCCATCGACGGATGAGGTAGTGGTCGCGAACTTGCGCGAGGACTACCGCGCCGGCCTCGACTTCATCGACAGTGGCGGTCTCGGCGCCGACATGGCGACGTCGACCAGTGAGAGCAGCGTCTCCTACGATTTCACGCGCCCCTATGACGTCATGGGGAGCGCCTTCAACGCCGACGTGGACTCGCCATTCTGATGGCTGAGGTAACCCGCAACGCTGGCGGCGTCACGTTCGACCTCCGCTTCGATCCGCCACTCAAGGAGTTCAACTTCAGCGTGAACCGCTTCACCGATGGGATCGAAGACTGGTCGGGGATGCTGCGCTCGGCCGGCGAACTGTTCAAGCGCCATATGGGCGAGCAGTTCGAGACCGAAGGCAAGGCCGGCGGCAAGCCGTGGGCCCGCAATGAGCCCTCTTACGCGGAGTGGAAGGCGACCAAGAGCCGGAACCGCTCCCGCAAGGTCGGCGTGCTGACGGGGGCGCTGCGTTCGTCCATGACCGGCGGCGGCGGCTACTCCGAGCACATCACCAAGACGCGCGGCGACTTCGGCATGAGCACGTCGAGCAAGGCCGCGCCCTACGGCGAGTATTTCGACTACGTGCGCAAGGTCATCCGTCTCACGGCGCGGCACGGACGTGCCTACCAGCGCGTAGCACACCAATGGTTGGTGGCGGAGGAGCGGGCGGCGTTCGGAAGCGGCGGCTCCAGCGTACCCGGCCTCGTGCGATCCGGCGGCGTGATCGCCAAAGACGTCGACCTGCGGGGCACTTGATGACCTTCCTCGGAGCAGAGAATGTGATGGACGAGATGGAGACCGCGCTCAAGGCCGGAATGAGCGCGGCGGTCAGCGCCGTGAACGCCGCCTACAGCGACGGCTTGGAGATCGCTGTCCCGCGCAGCGACGACTACCGGCGCATCTTCGATCCTGCCGACCAGGCCGAACTCGACACGTACTCGTACCCGCTCGTGGTCATCCGCCCCGAGCCCGAGAGCGCCGACGAGACCGTCGCGCTCAGTGACGAATACGCCATCGACATCCCCGTCGAGGTATCGGTCGTTGTCGACTATGACGTGCCGGCAACGCAGCAGAAGCAGCTCCTGCGCTACATGCGCGCCGTCAAGACCATCCTGGCGCCGCAGACGTCACTCACGTGCGGCCGGTGCAGGTACGCAGGCGGAGGCTTCGCCCGCACGTGGACCACCGATTCCGGCGTCGTGCGCGACGTCTCCATGATCTTCATCGTGACCGTCTACGAACGTCCATGAAAGGAGCACCACCCATGAAGGCCATCACGTGGCCGAACTTCACGGGCGAGAGGCGCACCATCTCCGGCGTGCCGTCCCCCAAGGACGGCTACGGGACCGGCGTGATGCTCCCGCTCAGCGAAGCAGGCATGACCGAGGACGAGGCCAGAGCGGCGATCAAAGGGACGCCGCTCAAGCTCGTCGACATCCCCAAGACGAAGGCAGGTGAATGATGGCCTCCGCCGGCGGATACATCCAGGCGATGCTCGAGCAGGCGCCGAACGCAGAGGGCGGCGTCAACACCGTCTCGTCAAACGTGTTCTACCTGCCCGGGACCACGATCGACTTCGACCCCAAGCCGACGATGCTCGAGCGCAATGACGAACTGCGCGGCGAGTTCGCGGCGCTGCCGCATTCGGGCGTCGCCAAGTACGAGCCCGAGGGCTCGCTCGAGAGTCGCCTCTATCCGGCGACGCTGGGGCTCATCCTCCACGCCGCGGTAGGCTCCTGCGTGACCACGGCCGGCGACGGCGGGTCCGTGAAAGACCCGGACGACGTGTCCGTCCCAGTCGGCGCGCACCGGCACGTGTTCGCATGGAAGACGACAGAGACGCCGCAGACGTTGCAGCTCACCTATGCGCCTCCGTCGGGCGGCTTCAAGCGCGCCCAGGGCGTCGGCGTCGATGAGCTTGCGTTCACGGCCGCAGACGGCGCATGGCGCATGGCAGCCAAGATGCTCGCCCTCATCGCCGCTCCGATCGCTGATCCTTCATTGACGCCGTCGTATGAGACGCCTGGTCCGTGGCGTGAGGGCGAGCTGGCACTGTCGTGGCTGGCCGGGTCGGCGACCACCAAGGAGTTCGATTTCGCCATCAAGAACGGGCTTGCCACCGAGCGGCAGTTCACGATCGCCAGCCGTTACCCCGACAGCATCGTGTACGAGTCGAACCTGCCGGTGGTCTCGGGCTCCATCCCGAAGCGCAGCTTCGACACCGATGACTGGAACGCGCTGGTCGCCGGGACGACGTGCGCGGCGAAGCTCAAGTTCACACACTCGCAGATGGCGACGGGCAGCTATCCGCACCAGCTGTGGGTCGAGATGCCTGCCTGTCAATACGTGAGCGGCAAGCAGGACGCGGTCAAGAACGAGCGCCGGACGGAGGCTGAGTTCGCGTGGGAAGCGAGATATGACACCGTGACCAGCGATTGGTGCACGGTGACCCTCGTCAACGCCACGGCAGCCTATGCGAGTTATTCGTGAGCCATGACGCCATGTTCCTCGACCTCCCCAGCGGCTTTCGCGCCACGGTGTGCAGTCCTAACCTGCGCAGCGTGCTCGGCGGCGCCTCACTGGTCGAGGCGGCGCTGGCGACGCCGGACCTGTCAGCCGACGTGCTCGACGCGGCCGATGCCTTCTACATCGAGACATGGGCAGCCCGCGAGCTTGGCACCGATGACGAATCTATCTGCTTCGCCGAGGTCTGCGCGCTCTTCGGGGCGCGGCCGTCACGCGAACTCGGCATCGATGACCCCGTACTCGCCTTCGAACTCGACTATGCGCTCCTGCGTGGCGTCACGCGACCGGTCAAGGACCCCGTGCCGACGGACGACAGCGAGCGCGACCACTTCACTACCGGGGAGGGATGATGCCTGAGCGTGAGCCGACGCCGGCCGATGAGTACCCGATCGTGCGCGAGGAGGTCATCGACCTGCCGAGCGGCGCCGTGGCGCGTGTCCGGCAGCCGAGCATGTTCATGCTCCTGCGCCGCGGCCTCGTGCCTCCTGAAGTGCGCACCGTCATCGACAAGCTGCAGTCCGGCAGCGAAGCCGACGAGTCCGAGATGTTCACTATCCTCGACTTCCTCGTAGCCGCCAGCTACGTGAGTCCGAAGGTCAGCTTCAAGCGGCGCAAGGGCGCGCTCTGCGTCGATGACATCCCCGACGATGATCGCCTGGCCGTGATCGCCAGGCTCGGACTACGCGAGGTAGTCTGACTGTGGGCCGCATGACCGAGACACTGCGCCTCGTCATCGACGGCGACGCCAAGGGCGCCGTGCGCGCCCTCGGGCAGACAGAGCGTGCCTCGAAGTCTCTCGGCCAGAAGATGAACACGGCGGCGAACTACGCGCTCGGTGCCGGCATGGCCATGGCCGGCGCCATCGGCGTCTCCATGCGCACCGCTACCGACTACTACGAAAACGGCGTCGACACGATCAACGATCTCACCAACCTCTCAAGCGAGGCTGCGACTCGCCTGCTCGGGCAGACGAAGGCATACGGCATAGAGGCAACGGTCACCGGCAAGGCCGTGAAATTCTTCGAGCGCAACCTCGACGAGGCACGGCAGGGCACGGAGACCTACCTCGAAGCCTTCGAGCGACTCGGCTTCACGCAGGAAGAACTCAAGACCCTGACCGATGAGGAGATCCTGTTCCGTACCCGCGACGCCATGGCGGGGCTTGAGGACACGACCACGCAGACGGCCATCGCCCTGCAGCTGTTCGGCCGCGCCGGCGCCGAGCTTTCCGACTGGTATGACGTCGCGCCAGACGAGATCGCCAAGGTGAACAAGAAGCTCGAGGAGCTTGGCCTCGTCTGGGGCGACAAGGATATCAAGACCTACCAGGACATGGTCGATGCGCAGCGCGACCTGCAGCTCACGATGCTGTCGCTGCAGCTCACCATCGCCAAGGACGTCGTGCCGGCGCTCACGCCGCTGATCGGTCACTTCGGGAAGCTGCTGCAGGCACTGCGCCCGATCATGCCCGCCATCCCCTATCTGACCGCCGCCTTGCTCACCTTCGGCGGCGCCGTCAAGGCAATCAAGCTGGTGCAGTTCATAAGCGGCTTGAGAGGCAGCGCTGGGGCCGCAACGAGGCTGTTCACCGTGCTTCGCAACACCAAGGCTCTAGCCATCGCCCGCCTCGGTTTCACACGTCTCGGCGGCGTGCTCCGCAGTCTACCCGCCTTGCTGACGTCGACCGGCGGTATGTACGGCCTGCTCGCTGCCGGTATCGCCATCGATACCGTGCTCATCATCAAGGCGACCGAGGCGTGGAAGGAGATGCGCGACGCCATAAAGCAGGCTGAGCAGGCATACGAGAACGCGAAGAAGACGCTCGCCAGCGCTGACTGGACGAGCGAGGACGACAAGCGCATGAAGAGGAAGAGCAAAAGTTGGATGACGAAGGCCGAAATCGCTGCCGCAATCGAGAAGGACAAGTACAAGAGTCCGTGGTGGGCGAAGCCGTCCAACTGGGTAGCAGACCGTATCGGAATGGCTGAGGGAGGTACTGTTCCGTCTCGCCGCGGCGGTACCTTCATCCTCGCCGCCGAAGCCGGCGAAGACGAGGACTTCGTCCCCGCGTCCAAGCGCGCCGCCTACGCCCGCGCCGTGCTCGGGAAGCAGCGCACCACGGCTGCCGCACCCGTCCTTCACATCCACATCGACAAGGTGATGGGCACCGACAAGCGCGCCGCACGCGAGCTGGCGCAGATGGTCGGCGACACGCTCATGAGCGGCGTCATGCGCGGGATGGTGGGCCAGAATGCCTGACGTCGCCACCCTCGGCGCCTTCGCCTTCGCCGGCAGCAACGGCGCCGCCATCGTCGGTGAGATCGTCATCGGCGCCCGCGAGCGCACCATCACGGTCGCATCGAACGCGCTGAGCACGACGCCCATGCAGGTGAACGCCTACGTGAGCGGCTTCACCAAGGTCAAGCTGCCGGTGAAGCTGGCCGGCATCGAGTCCATCGGCGAGACCGCTCCGAACCACCTGCAGCGGATGCTCGCCAACCTGCGCACGGAACTTGAGAAGGATCTGAACACGCTGGTCATCGCGCCGCACGGCATGGCCGCCACCTACGACTTCACCGTCTACAAGAACGACGACTTCGAGCGCATCTTCACGCCGCTCACGCAGTCCCGCGCCGTGATGCGCTTCGACCTGACCCTCAACTGCCTCCCCTAAGGAGCCCGCCATGGCCTTTACCAGCTACACCGCCAACCTCGTCGCCAAGGCTCAGTGCCACGGCACCGCCTATCAGGGACCGGCGACCGTCTATCTCGCCCTGGTGACGACCGAGCCGAGCAAGACCGTCGCCGGCACCGAGGTCGCGGTGGGCGACTACGAGCGCGTCGCCTTCAACCAGTCGACCGGTTTCGACGACGACGACGCCGGGGGGCTTGTGACGAACGTGGACGTCGCTTATCCCGAGGCGACCGCCGACTACGTCAGCGACGTGGTCGCCGTCGAGGCATACGACGCCGACACGGCCGGCAACCGCCTCTGGTTCATCGTGCTCATGACGCCAAAGCCTATCGTCTCTGGTATGACGCCGAAGTTCCTCGCTGGGGATCTCACGCTGGAGTTGGTGTGACGTGGCGGATGAACTGCTCACCGCTTACGGCGAGCAGGGGCTAGACGGCTCTGCGTATCTGACCCAGGGCGCCGACCTCGCCGCGAGCGGGGTTTGCAGCGTCAGAGGATCAGCCTGGCTCACCCTGCGCGAGCATGGGCAGGATACGTTCACCGCTCACGGCCGCAGCCGACAGACAGGCAGGGCGCGCCTCTTCGCCTACGCCGTCGCCGGCATCGCGAGCAGCTCCGAGGCCGCGGTCACGACCGTCACCACGACTGCGCCGCACGGCATGCCGGTCGGCAGCAGCGTGCCGGTCACCATCGCCGGGCACACGAGCACGCCGGACCTGAACGGCGACCATACCGCGACGATCACCGGCGCGAGCACGTTCACGATCCCGGTTGAGGTCACGGCGGCCGGTAGCGGCGGGGCGGCCAGCTTCCCCGACGCATCCAGCGGCACATCGCTGCCACCGACAGACGACGACGGCTGGACGGTCCCCGACGCGACGCCGTCCGACCTGCTTGGGCTCACGGTCACCATCGCCGGGCTCGGCATCATGCCCGCGCAGATCACCGACCTGACCATCGACCTCGACGTCGAAGGCGGACCAAAGGCGGCTGCCGTCGGT